TCCAGACAACAAAATCACCCTATATGTGATTTCTGTCGCGCCTAAAATGCCATCGGGATTTGATTCTATTGGCGGAAGAATAGTCCAGACCAGAGTATTTATACTCTAGGAGTGGGGATCATAATATTTCATGAGGAATCCTACTGCTAGGATTACCATAACGACAATAAGTAAGGCGGTCATTGTATTCTAAGTGTAACTTGTCCTGTAGAATCTCCAAGGGTTCCTTCTAAAAAATAGTTAAACGCTAGAGAAATTCTTTTTTCGTTAGACTCATTCTTAGGAACGGAATGAGTCAGGTAAGAAGGAAACAATATAAGGTCTCCTGCTTTGGTTGGTAACTCCCAGTTAGATGAGTTCCAGATGTTTCCCTCAGATGAATGAGCAAAGACTTGCTCCATGCATGAAAGATTTTTGGTAAACATAATACCTCCTGAGTTAAGAGGAGTTTGTAGATAATATACACCACTATAACATGAGTTAACATGATGATGTTTTGGTGCATGATCACCAGGATCATGTAAGTTTATCCATGACTGAACATGTACTAGGTTACCTTGACCTACTTTTAAAGTATCGAATACATAGGTATTCAAATACTTTTCTATGTCACTTTTAAGTTGAGCATAAGGTTCTAATAAAAGAACCTTCATGTTATTACTTCGCTTTCCTGTTCCATCTGGATACAAAGTATATTCCAACTCATCAATAAGATCAGGTGTAATACTATGTGTCTCTATTCTTGCTTTGAATACAGGAGTAGAGAACAGAGGAATCAGTTCTGCAGAATCACTCATATGGGGATATGACGTGATCTCCATGAGAATATGCGTAAGCAGCAACCTCTGGATCAGGGTCTAACCACTTTGTATACTCAAAGTCTTCTATGGCATAATCTAATTGAATACTATTATCCAATAGATACATGTCATTGTATTGGCGAGACCATTCATTCATCTTTTGAATGCGATAGTCTGGTTTACCATTGAGTGCAATAGTTCCTTTCCTTACATAACGATAAGGAAAGCGTTCATGAATGACTTCAGTTTTAGGCATAGTTAAGATCCTGTTCAAGTTTGGATAGTAGGAGGTCATAGTTTTCATCTACGTTACCGTAGAACTGTGCTCCTCTATCCTCATAATGTCGTATAAGTTTATTATACATCACTGGGTTCTCTGTGTCAAGCATTATCTGACGATCTATCGCATCTGAAATAGTCTTTTCGCATGTAGCGACCAAGGATGTTACTGTTGTAGAAAAGTGGTGTGCCATCGTCGAGTGCCTCCGTGAGAACATTGTTGTGGAAAAGTTGTCTAGTCTCCTCAAAGTTGACTAGTCCCTTTGCCTTATGTATGCTCATGATCTCACGTTGGAACTGTTCCTTTCCATACCGTTTTATATCTTCTTTTAACTCTGGGCAAGACCCATAATATTTTTTCCAATCAGACTCTTGTTTTACTTTTCGCTTCTTCCCCTTAGGGGTTCTGTAAGCATAAAAATACTTTCTTCCGATGTAGATTCTCCCATTGATCTTATTTGTAATACGGTAGACGTAACCGAAGAAATCATTAATATCGTTAGAAGTGAAAGTTGTACCTTGATATAACCAGGGATTTTCATAGTCAATCGCAGAGTCCGTCTTCGTCGTTGATGTCAAGATAGGATGTTGTTTTATCGCTATCATTACTTATACGATATGCAGAAGGGTCTGAATATACCTCTGCTTTTAGTTCAGCGATTGCAACCTCAAGGTCATTGATTAGTGTTTTTAAGTTTTTCTTTTTCATTAGTCAGCAAATTCTTGGCATAGTTCTAAACATTTGTTGAGCATATAGTGTGCTCCTTCTTCCCACTCCTCTGATGCTCCCTTGTATCTGCCATTGAACAGTTCGCATTTATGCTTATAGATCCTTGCGAGTATGTCTCTTTTACGCATAATTCCCCTCCCTGATTGTGGTAAACGTCGAAAGTCATCATCTGCTGTCATGTGGTACCCAGTTCTTCTTGCAGTTTCTTCCAATCTTTATCAAAGATTTCTAGTCCCTTATCTGTTAAGATATGTGAGAACATTCCTTGGAAAATTTTAGAAGGTATGGTACAAATATCAGCACCGACTTTAAATGCCTGTGCTACTTGATATACCTCTCTTACTGAGGCAGCAAGTACTTGTGTCTTAGCACCATGTGTTGCAAATATATCTGAGATCTCCTCTATGAGACCAATACCATCGAATGATTGATCAAAGACTCTGCCTACAAATGGTGATACAAATGTGGCACCTGCCTTAGATGCTAGTATTGCTTGAGCAGCACTGAATATTAAAGTAACATTTACACTAACCTCATCATCTGTAAGATCTTTACATGCTTTAAGACCTTGTGGTGTACATGGTACTTTGATCGTAATGTTAGGACCTATGTCAATAAGTTCCTCTGCCTGATCAAGCATCTCTTCTGCTGTGTTACCTACTACCTCTGCTGAAATAGATGAATGGAAAGGAAATATATCAGATATTTTCTTGTATACATCCTTAGGATTTTCTCCTGCCTTTAGCATGAGAGACGGGTTGGTGGTAACTCCATCAACAAGACCAGTCTCATAGTAAGTCTTGATTAACTCAGCGTCAGAACAGTCTAGAAATAATTTCATTGACTTTCTTTTTATTATTGATATTTATTATCGCATCTAATTTCTAAGATGTCAAGTGTGTCAGCACTTTTTGACATAAAAAAAGAGCATCACTCGGATGCTCTTGGATTTTTTAGTAACCATTCTTCTGATATGAACGGATTTATTAACACCCATTTGGCATAATGAATCCCACGGTAACACAACATAGCAAAAACCTCTGTCGGTTCTTCTACGTCAGGTGTTTCTTCGCGATGACCCTTCCAATTTAAGTGTAACATTTCTATTCATATACCTTTACCCTGTTACAAATATTTATACTAATATTTGTATAGAAGTTTAGTTTCTAAGTAGATTAAACTCAGAAACATTACACTTGCGAGTATGATTTCTGATACTACTAGCATTTACTTCTTCGCTCCTACAACATACTTCTGACCTCTGTAGGTAAGTTCAGCATTCTGTTGTGATTGTTTGCGAGATCTGTCAGTATCATAAACGATACCGCGATAAGTGACTTGTGCCATAATTTGCTCCTAAAGTTGGTTGATAATTTCTCCTTTAACTCTTGCGAGTGATCCGAGTCTCCGTTCCTTTAGTCGTTTGCGTCCTTACAATACAACCCTTGCGTCTCACCAAAGTCGTAGTAAAGATCAATTATTTCTTGTCTATCTTTATCGCTAAGGTCTGGATAGACTTTAGCACGATTTACAAGTTCATTAATGTCTCCACATGAGACTGTGACAATTTGAGTAGTTGATACTAATAAAGCAAGCATATGTATCATAGGATGAACGCTCCGTTCCGCGACTTACTTGCGTCCGATGATGAAAGCATCACAATCACCTTCTACTTTAGTACGAAGGTAATCTATTAGGTACTCGTGTGCATCAGAGTTAAGATTCTTATCACTAAGTATCTCTATTCTGTTACGGTTCCACTCTGAACATGACATTTCCCAGTGAGAAGCGTTGTGTTCAGAGAGAAGTGTTGCGAGTAGTGCGACTTCTATCATTGGATGAACGAGTAATGTAGCATACGCTACATCTATATTTATATCATAGTTTCCTGACAAATGTTGTTCGCTGTGTTACAGTTTACCGATCTTTATCTGAATCTTCAACATTTCTTAACGCTTCTTTTTTCGCTGCTGTCCAAAGCATGTCAGTAACATCTGGACTATAGTCATTACCAGACTCTACTAGATTATTGTAGGTTTTATCTAACCACTCAGAGTTCTCAGCGTACGCAAGTTGTGCTGCTATCTCTTCCTCTGGTCTAGGATTAGAGAGAGAATCCTGCGAAGGTATCTCCTTTGAGGTCTTGTTTGATTCCTCCAACGACATAACTTTCTATCTCCGTTTCTTGTGGTGCATTTTGTTGACCTCTAGAACTCAACCAGTGCTGAGTCCAAGGTAAAGGATTACTTCTAGCAGGTACATCATATACTGGTGTCAAACCTATTGCTTTCATTCTTTTATTAGCAATCCACTCAACATATTTATGTAAAAGTTTCTCATTAAGTCCAATCATACTACCCTCTTTGAACAAGTAGTTTGCCCATGCCTTCTCTTCATCAACTGTCTTCTTAAACATGTGTTGTACATTATCTTTCTCTTCTATAGAGATCTCTTTCATTTCTGGGTCGTCTCCGTCTGCCCATTTTTTGAGGATATTTTGCGTGATAACCAAGTGTTGACTTTCATCTCTAGCAATAAGAGAGAGTATCTTCGCTGAACCTTCCATAAGTTTGTTCTCGCCAAAAGCAAACGAACACGCAAACGAAACGTAGAAACGAATACCTTCAAGGATGTTAACATTTGCTATTGCCCTATAAAGTTTACGTTTTAGTTCTCTTCTATCAAGAGTTCCTGCAGGATGTCCTTCTACTGCAAACTTCCATGCATTACCACTATCATATTCATGTGCTTCATTTATAAAATTATCATATGATTCTGTGACAGATGACGCACGTTGCATAACATTCTCATCTTCTAGTATAGTATCGAATACCTCTGATGGATCTGGATAGACATTCTTAATAATGTATGTGTATGATCTAGAGTGTATCATTTCCATGAACTCCCATACTGTCATGCATGCCTCTAGTTCTGGTAGAGAACAATAAGGTATGAATGCCATGCCAGGACCACGACCTTGCACTGAATCAAGCATGATCTGATACTTCAAGTTAGAAGTAAAGATGTGCTTTTGCTCTGGTGTAAGTGTTTGATAATCAGATCTGTCTTTCTGTAGAGACACCTCTTCTGGTCTCCAGAAATATCCCAGTTGCTGTTGTGTTAGTTTGTCAAATACAGGATACTTATATGAGTCGTATCTTTGAACACCTAATGGTTGTCCAAAAAACATAGGTTGTTTTTTAGTTTCTACTTTATTCTTGTTGAATACTGTCATTCCTTTCTTAGATTCTAATTGAGTGTTATACTTTGCAACTGTCACAGTCGTCTTCCTCCGAGTTTAATAGGTTGTTAATCAACTGATCTACATTATTAGAGGGTTCGTCGTCTCCATCTTTCTTGGAGTCGTATGTGTTTTGGTAGTATGATGTCTTCCAACCATACTTATAGGTATTAAGAAGGTCTTGTGCCATTACGGTCACAGGTACTTCATTGTCAGCATAGTTCTCTGGATTGTAACTCCAGTTACCACTGATTGCTTGGTCAAAGAATTTTTGCATCACAGACACAATCTTGATGTAACCATCATTATTGTGCATATCCCATAACAAAGTATAGTTATTCTTCAGTGTCCCATAAGACGGAACAATCTGCTTAAGAGGTCCTTTCTTTGATTTTTTAACGGACAGGTAGTCTCTAGGTGGTTCGATTCCATTGGTTGCATTTGACACAACGGAACTGCTCTCCGAAGGCATCTGTGCGGACAAAGTGCTGTGCCTGAGTCCATACTGTTTGATCCTCTCCCGTAGAGATTCCCAGTCACAAAGTAACTCATTTGGTACTATCTCATCAACTTCCTTCTTATATGTATCGATAGGTAAGATTCCATCAGCGTATTTTGTTTTACCAAAATAACCGCAAGGACCCTTTTCCATGGCAAGACGATTAGAAGTTGTTAGAAGGGCATACTGGAACCTCTCAGTGAGTTTATGAACCAAGTCATGTGCCTTCTGTGAATCATACTTTGCACCATTTTTTGCAAGGTAATGTGCTAGTCCAATGTATCCGATTCCTAACGATCTTCGATTAAGTGTACTTGCTTTTGCAGCATTGACAGGATAGTTTTGATAATCAATCAGAGCATCCAATCCTCTTACTGCTAGTTCACATAACTCATCAAGTTCATCTAACCTATTGATCTTACCTACATTGATAGCAGATAGAATACACAAAGCAATCTCACCTGATCCATCTATATGTTGAATAGGATCTGTTGGTAAAGTAATCTCCTGACAGAGGTTACTCATGTTTACTTTATCTTTAAATGAACTGTGACTATTACAATGATCAATATTCATGATATACAAACGACCAGTCTCTGCTCGTTCTTTTAATATATCCATGATTAGTTTTTGTGCACCTACAGTTTTCTTAGGTATGCTTTCATCTAACTCATACTTAACGTATAGACTATCAAAATCTTCTGTACCAAAACTATCATACAACCTTGGCACATCATGAGGAGAAAATAAAGTAATCTCCCCATTTTGTATGAACCTCTCATAGAATAGTTTTGAGATTTGTATACTGTAGTCAAGTTTTCTTACCCTGTTGTCTTCTGTACCTTTGTTATTTTTAAGAACAATAATGTCCTCTATTTCTTGGTGCCAGATGGGGAAGTGGACAGTCGCTGATCCACCTCTAATGCCATTCTGAGTGCAGCATCTGACAGTACTTTCAAACTTTTTGAGGAAAGGTACAACGCCTGTGTGTTGTACTTCTCCGCTACGGATTTTGCTGTTGATACCCCTGATGCGACCCGCGTTGATACCGATTCCCGCCCTTTGTGCAACATACTTGCCGATAGCCATGTCACTGCTAAAAATGCTATCGAGGGTGTCATCAACATCAACAAGAACACACGATGCAAACTGTCTGATGGGTGTTCTAACACCTCCCATAATAGGTGTTGGTATATTGAGTTTGTGTTTTGAGATTGCGTCGTAGTATTTTTTGACATACTCTAACCTGTAAAATTTATCATCATCTTGAAATAATGTAAGAGCAACCATCATATACATGAACTGAGGTGTTTCATATGTTGCACCAGTAGTCCTACATTGTACAAGATATTTATCTGCTACTTGTCTTATACCTGCATAGGTAAACAAATAGTCTCTATCATGATCTATATAACCATCTATTATACCCCATTCTTCATCAGTAAACTTACCGATGATTGTAGGGTCATATACCCCTCCCTCAGCACACTTTTTGACATGGGTCAATAGTGTAGGATGATTGTCTGGGTGACCACCATAAACAGATTTTCTTAAGGAAAATAAAAGAAGTCTAGCAGCAACATACTGATAGTTTGGTGACTCAAGATCAATCAAATCATTTGCTGATCTGATAAGAATCTCTTGGATGTCTGAACTCTTGATGCCATCAAAGAACTGTAAGTTTGCATTCACTTCTATGTGTGATTCTGATACACCTGCAAGTCCTTCACATGCAAGTTCTACCATCTTGTGTATTTTATTAATATCAAGAGGTTCTGATTCTCCATCTCTCTTGACAACATTGATTTTAGTTGCTTCTGCTACTGGTGTCATACCTTTTTCCATTCGCTAAGTTTAACGTGTGCTTCTAATCCGTCGTAGGTGTTAAATTCTACCAGAGATTGTACATTATGTCCAGAGATTGTCATATCATTAAGATCTTTTTCAATCAAATGTGTTGGCCAGATGACAACTTCGTAACCTTTGTCAATGACTTGTGCCATACGTTTGATTATCTCTGGGTTTCGTCTTTCATTATCGAAAACGAAGACAGCATCTTTATTGTCTATCAACTTCCAATCTATATCTGCACCTGCCATAGCGATTGCATTGTCAATAAAGAGACTATCAAACGGTCCTTCCGTAATGTAAACAGTTTTCTTGAAATCAACTCTATCTAATCCAAAGACTTTTGTTCTAGAGTCGTCAAGCATTATAGTAATGTAACGAAGTTTATCCTTTACATTAAGTGACCTCCCTTGGAAACCAAACCATTCTCCGTTTTCATCAATGAATGGAATAATAACTCTGGGGTGATCTTTATTGACATTTTTAAATGTTGGTTTTTGTGTATTTACCCATGTGCAAAAGTTCTCAGCGTAGTATAGATCAGAGAAATATTTCTCTGGAATCTTTCTATCGATGATATATTTTTTTGCAGGGTGCGATATATTTAGTGATTGGATATTGTCTAGATCTCCCTTCTTTTTGAATGTTGTTTTTTCAAAATCAAAGGTTGGGTTTGCCACATTCCTACCCTTGCCAGTAAGTCCTGCTTTGTATCTCTCCATGACATATTCATCATAGAGATCACTTGCTTGATCCTTCAAAAAATTGCCAAAAGACCTACCTACACCACAGTTGTGGCACTTGTAGATAAGTCCTGAGTTTTTCTGAAAGAGATAACCTCTTGCTTTGTTTAAGTATTTTTGTGAGTCACCACAATAAGGGCACCTAAAATTATAGGTTCCCTCTTTAATCTTTTTAAATTTGTCCAGTCTTGCTGATACTAGATTAGTATACAGTATGTCAATCACTAAGAGTAGTTACTTAACTAACCTTTCTATTGTAGTATTTCCTGAGTCATTTGTCAAGTTTCTCATAATCACTTGACCTGGAAGGGATATGATAAAACTTATTACTACGAGTCCACCTGCTATAGTCCACATCTTCTTCTCCATCAATCTTAATCTGTCATCCACCTTACGAATATCACGTTCACATCCTTTCTTTATTGAATCTGTTTCTCTAGTTAAATCTTTATGAAGACTGTCTATCTTTTCAAATAGCACTGCGTCAATCCTATCTTGTTTGTCTAACTTTTCATTATGAACCGCTAAAAGTTGACCCATCTTTACAGAATTATCCTGTAGAGATTGAACGACTTTTTCTAGTCTTTCTATTATAGCGGTATTAATGTCAGACATTACCTTGTTGCGTCTTGTTCTGCTCCTGCCCTTGCTTGTTTCTTCAGTTGTTGAGTTTTCATTTGAAGTTGTTTTGCTAACTCCTGTTTTTTCATCTGTACTTTCTTCTTCTCGATAGCGATCTTCATCATTGCTTGCTTCTGCTTCATCTGTGTATCGCCACCTGCTTCTTCCTGTACATTTCTCATATGTTTCATCCTCTTATCCATGAAGAACTTACCTGCATTAGCGGGAAGTATTCTTTCTATGCTTATATCACCTCTATACTTCGGCATAATAGACATGCGAAGTTTCATTTTTAGTTCAGCAGGACTATTAGCATAGATGATAGTTTCTCCTACTGTAGGAATGTTTACTTTGTATTGGTATAGTTTGGATGGTTCTGTTGGATTTTCTCTGGATTCTTTTTGTAGTTTTTTTCTTTTCTGAACTTTCTTTCTGAACTTCATGACAGGATCAAATCCCGCATTAGGACCTTTAGCATCAGCACTTCCACTGAAACCTCCTGTTCCTGCTGTCATCATTTCTTCGTTCATTAGATTTTGTCTAGTTCTTCTTGTAAGTCAGCATCGATGTCAAGGTCTGGCATCATACCTATAGGATATTTATTCAAATAAAGTAATAGAGTCTTAAGCAATGACCAATATTCTCTTTCAAATTTGAAATACAATAAAGGTGTTGCTGCCTCGCCAAAGACATTATAAAGTATGATGAGGTGATTTAAGATTAAAGGGATCCTCAAAGGACCCCCTCTTAAGTATCTTTTCAATAGACGCTTCAAGTATTTGAAACGCTTCACATCTTCATCAAAATCCTCTCGTGTAACACAATGAGGATTTTCATAATGTTTTATGGCGAACAGAATGTAGTTAGACTCATTCAGTTCGTCAAATTTCATTTAGTTAGTTATTAACTGCCGAATGTTAAGGTTGCTACTGCGGATATAACTTCTGGTGCACCATTGTCTGAGTTAACTTTAACTCTGTACTGGTTACCATCTTCCGATGCAGTCTGACCTGTGAGTGCAAGGTTTGTGCTAGTTGCACCAGACACGTTAGAGAATCTTCCAGATGAAGATGCTCTCTTCTGCCATTGGAATGTTGCTGTACCACTGTTGGTTACAGATGCTACCACTGCGAATGTTGCTGCACCACTTGAAGTTGTCTTATCAGTGTTGTTTGTAGACAATGTAATAGTGTTTGCTGCGTCTGCTACAAGTGTATCGTCTGAGTCATCACCAGATACTCCCGATGCTGCGTGTACAAATGCTAGACACTCTGCCTTATGACGAGTTGCACCAGATACATCAGTATATGTATGATACTGCCACCAACCAGGACCAGTGATACCACGAGTTTTATTTGCTGCGATACCAACCTCAGTGCTATCGACAAACAATAACTCATATGAGTTTGTATCTCCTCCTTTTATTACGAACTCTGCTACTGCAGTTGGAGGGTTTCTTCTTACTGCGTTTGCTGCAGTAATAGTTGCAGTTGATCCTGCATATGCTTTGTGTAGTTCTAGTGCTGTTGCACTTGTTACTTGCTTGACAATATATGCAACACCACTGAGTTCCAATACGTCCCCGACCTTGACAAAATTGTCAGATGCGTCTGTAAAGTCCCCCGATGTAGTTACTGTAGCATCACCGTTGGTTACTCCAACATTAGTGCCCATTGCTTTTGCGTCAAGTACTCCGTAGATTGACATTTGTACTCCGTCGGTATTTTTCTATGTACTATTTAGCAGCCAACGCTTCTTTAACTTTGTTAAAGAGTTCATCATCTGCAGTAGTTTTAGTTAGTTTAACTGCCTTACCAATAATAAGTAAGCAAATTTCTATTAGTTTTTCTCCAAGTTCCGCATCGTCAGGAATTTTCTTGACAGCAGAATCGATTACTTTGTATGCCAGTGGCATTAAAAACTTTCCAATCATGATTAAATCTCGTAGGGTTATAGAATATATATACGACTTATGTACCTAGTCCTTTACCCTTATCATAGTTGTCTTTTCCACCATATCTTGCCATGGTATTTACATAGTCCTGAGTAGATTTAAACCCTCGTTTCTTAGCATCAGCAGCAGTTTGTTTCTTTTGATCTGCCATCTTCTTATACTTGCCAGTACCTACAGTGGACTTAGCACCTTTAACTTTCTTGGGTTGACCTCTCTTCATGATCTGATCTTTATACTTCTTCCTGATCATATCAAGTGCAAGATCTTTCCCTTCACGAGTGAACTTCATACCCTTAGTTGCTTTATCTTTGAGTGCCTGACGTTTCTTAGGATCCATATTCTTTTCATAGTCTGCTAACTTCTTAGCATAACTAGGGTTATCCATCTTCTTGATAACTGCTTTGTCTTTTTTGTCAGGTCCTGTATATACTTTTTCCTCTATCTCAACTTCTTCCTTCTTATAGTCGGATGCTGTTTTTGGACGACAATCATTGACGAGTTTACCACCCTTCATTTTCATGCCTACTTTCTTGTGTGTCTTCCAACACTCCGAGAATTTTAACAGTGAAGTTTCAACTTTGCTTTCTTTATCGCTTTCTTCTGAAACTTCTTTTTGACTGTCATACGGTTTGTTGTTTTGAATGAATGTGTTAAAACTATGTATAGTATTTTCATCTACGTCTAGGAAATTAACATATTTCCTGTGCTCTTTGTTACGCATTTTCTTTTTAGCAATAGCACCTGCATCTCTTTTGAATCTTTCCTTTGCATTTATTTCATCTAACTGATCTAATGCTTTACTTGACCAGTATACTTCTACATCTTCTTTTTTATGCTTCTTCATTCTTTCAGCATGTGCCTTTGCTCTTTCTTCTGGGGGTGCAGCATTACCACCATATCCTACTGCTCTTTTATTTCTGATAGACATCTTACCATAGTTTGATGCACCTGCTTCATACTTTGCTTCCTTG